ATCAGACATATTGACTTTCGACTCATACGTCATAGTAAGAAGCAGGTCAATCAGTTTCATCTTGTCATCTAGTCTATCGACTAGTTCAACGTCCATGATGTTGTAGTCAATGAATGACTGATAATCTTTAGTATACCAATCACGAAATGTTTCGTATGGATTCTCATCTTTACGTTGTCCAAGTTCTACATGAGCGATATGGTCAAGACGATATGATTCTTGGTTTGAGTATGTAAACTTCTTATACAGTTGTAAGTAGTCAAGATTGTTAACGCCCAAGATTTCATAGATTTGATCCTTGCGTCCAAATCCACTATTCACCATGCGAGAACTAACAACACCCCAAGGCGATAGACGTTTCATTGCGTCTTCACCCATCTGGGAGTTAATACGGTTACAGATGTAAGGCAAATCAAAGAATTCAGTATTCCAACCAGTAATGATATCTGGGTGGTCAGATTCCCACCAGTTTAGAAACCGAGCAAGAAGTTCACGTTCTGTAGGACAGTGAATGTATTCTACATCATCCCGACTTGTTTCATAGGGTTGCATACCCCAAACAATAAACGTACCCTTGTTATGATCTTTGATAGTGATAGACAGCATTGGTTCTGCTGCTTGGTCTGCATTAGGGAAACCATTCTCACATTCTACCTCAATATCAATAGTAACAATCTTGAGTTGTTTGGAATCAAACTCAATTTGTTTTGGATACGTTTCAGATAGGTATGAGTATGGAAACTGATTCATCCCATACACAAGATGAGGTTGAGACTGATACTGTTCGATAAACGCTTTCGCTTCCTTAATAGAAAGAAACTTCATTGGATTGACGTTTTTGTCATCCAATGTTTTCCAACCAGTTTCTTTCTGAACAGGCACGAAAAGAGTGGGTTCGTACTTTACTTTAAAGTTAGAACGAACACCATTCTTTACGGCACGAACAAGTAGTTGGTTGCCCCATTGAGCAACATGTGTATAGAAATTCAAAACATTTTTCCTTATCAATTAGATTCATTATACAAGATTTAAGGTAGAATGTCAAGAGAAAAGCGGCATTTGATCCTCAGGCGATTCTGGGAAATACTTATCAACCATGTCGATAACGTCTTGCCATTTTGCCATTTCCATAAGTTCGTGTTCTACCGCTTGAGAGATATCTGAGTGTTCCCCGATACCAGCAGGATTTTTCATGTAAACCATGATGTTTACTTGATGCATTGCAATCTGAGCCTGTGCATGTTGCTTTACAGCATTCAGAATATCATTATTCATTTTCTCGCCTTTCATTTTATAGTTCTCGTTTTTTACCGATATTGTATTTAGTTTCCAAATCCCACTCGTTCTTTTCCTTAAAGGAAATTACTTTGATTTGGGATAAAGGAGCTTTCGGTTCAGTATCACCGATTATTTCAACTAACCCCCAATCACTCAAAAGAACTGATATTGAGTTCCTACGAGATATATCATTCTCAGTTATGTTTGTATCCTTACCATCAAGGGCAAACAGTTCCTTAAAATGCACAATGTAATACCTACCTTGTTTATGTAGGATATGACATGATTGGTATAGTTTTCTCTCTTTACGAGATGCGACTCCTATTCTTGATAGTGTCTCACGAACCTTTAAGAAGTCATCAGGTTCTTTTAGTTTTACTTCTAGCATCCTATCTGGTTGCCATTCAATTTCTTCCATTTCTTCCACCTTTATTCAAACTATCTTTGATAGTCTTTATCTGTTCATTATTAAGTACCGAAAGAGCAACCTTTGCCTTTTCATTACTATAGCCATAATACTCTTTTACATACTCTAAATCTTCTAACTTTTCTGCCTTTACCCAAGGCGCAAATCGTTTCTTAGACCTAATAGTATTTAGTAAAAAATCATATTGAAGCTTTGCGTCAAGGTGGTGACGCATGTTAAGCTCATTAACGAACATGATGGTGTCATTGAATGCACCCAAACACCTGTTTACAACATATGATGGATACTTCTTCTCCCACATAGGGTCATCTGAATTCATCAGATTTTCCTTAGTGTGATTAATTGAGTTAAGATAGTGCTTTAATTCATAACTCATTTGAACTGCACCTGTGACATAATCTCAAGCATAAACGCTTGCATGTTTATCTCTTGATCTGCAACAAATGCTGATTTGTATTGATAGTCAGCAACCGCCATAACCATGTGTGGTATTGTTTGTGGTTGAACACTATCGTACAATGTATCATAAATTTTACGATACAGTTGTGAAGGGTCGTTGTCTAGATTGTTTGCAACCCAAGAACGAATAGACTTGAAGTCTTTTGCCTTGAGATGTGTAGTCAACTCCTTCATATTTGATTCTGAGATATTGACAAGTATTCCAGTGTCAATCATTCCAGAAGCAGAATACCTTTGCAGTTCATTCAAAACTCTACGCCAATCTGGGAAGTGTTTCATTACCAGTTCTTGTACAACTTTAGGCTGGTATTGAACATTCTCTTGTGCAAGGATATCCTGTACACGTTTGTAAAATTCACCAGCAAGTTTTGGTTTACTAGAGTTTGGAATGTTGAATACAACACCCGAACATCTACTATGCAAAGGTTCGATAATCCTGTTCTTAAAGTTACAGGTAAGAATGAATCCACAGTTCTTGTGAAACTCCTCAATAAATCCACGCAACGCTGGTTGTGTAGATTGTGGATTGAGATAGTCTGCCTCATCAAGAATTACAAACTTGCGATTACCATCCATAGAGACAGTACTTGCAAAGTTCTTAATCTTGTTTCGCAGTACATCAATACCCGATTCTTCCGAACCGTTGATTAACATATATGTAGCACCGATTTCGTCAAGCATTGCTTTTGCAACAGTTGTCTTACCGACACCAGCTCCACCAGACAATAGTAGATTAGGAATGTGTCCATCATCTACAAACTGTTGGAAAGTCTTCTTCAAATCATCAGTAAGAACACACTCACTGATTGTACTAGGGCGGTATTTCTCCACCCATAACATCACATCATTCATTATATATTTCCTCTGGTTTAGGATGCTTCGAGAGCAATAAAGTATTCAATTGGTTTCGCAACATTATTAAAATGCGAGATACCTTTTGAAGATACTTCAACCTTATAATCACCAGAAAGAAGTTTTAGGTTTTCAACTTTGAAATAGTATGTGAAATCACTAGGTGAATTCTCACCAACCTTGATTGCAAAATCGTTTGAAGTTTCATTCTTACGATCAGTTACAGTTAGATTGATATCACCACCAGCAGTACCTTTTAGTACTACATCTGGAACACCAAGTACGGCAGATGCCTTTTGAATTTGATTAAATGTATCTTGTGTAAAAGTAAACTCTACATCCACAGAAGGCATTGTAATCTCAGTCTTTGGTGTAGTCACCACAGAAGGGTCACTAAAGAAGTAATTCAAAGAACTGCCACCACCCTCTTCATTCAATTTTACAGACTTATCTGCAAAGTCCAATGTTGGACTCTTGAATAATGAAAGTGCAGACAAGAATTCGTTCAAGTCATAGATTGCAAACTCATCATTGAATGTATCTGGAATAGTTGCCTTTGCAACAATGTTCTTCATTGCTGACATTGTATTAATAGTATTACCAGACTTCACCAGAAGGTTTTGGTTAATGGTTGAGAAGTTCTTTAGAACATCTCTCGTGTCGCCGCTTAATTGCATCATAATTTATTTCTCCATTGTATCGTGATTATGTAGAGCCATTATACCATAATGGATCACCTTTAGCAAGTCATTTCTGTTCTTGCCATCTTTTTTTCCGTACCGTTGACTATACTTGAGTATATTGCCGATACAAAAACCTTCGCCATGACCAGAATCCATAATGAATTCGGTGGCTTGAAACTTGTTGTGGGAATAGTGAGCGTCATAGGTTTTGTCTATGTACTCTTTGAGTTCGTTCAGAAGACGGTCTTCTGAATACTTGTAGTCGATTTCTTTCACATTCACATCCTATAATTTTAGTTATTACTAACTATAACATAAAAGGGCACCTCTGTCAAGAGGCGCCCAGCACTTTTATAACATTATTTAATTTCAATAGTACGAGGTTTCTTATCCTCTGGGATAACTCTTTCCATTGAAATAGACAAGATGCCATTTTCCATGTTCGCTTCTTTTACAACAACATCATCTGACAACGTGAATGCACGTTTAAATGAACGAGCAGAAATTCCTTTATGTAGATATTCTGTATCATCCATATCCATTTCGGATGTTCTCAAATCAATCGAACTAATGTTCAATCTATTTTCAGACATACGAACTTCAACATCTTTTTTAGAAAAGCCTGCAACTGCAACTTCAATAAGAAATTCAGTATCAGACTTCTTGATAATGTTGTATGGGGGATAGTTAGTTTGTTGTGTAAAGCCTGACGCTGAGGTTAGACTATCGAACATTCTATCGAAACCGATAGAATAAGTATTGATCCTAGTTGGATCGAGTGCTGCGTAATTTACCATTTTTTTCTCCTTTAATTAAGCAAGATAAATTGTGATACCCGATTATCGGCATATCACTACTATATATAAGAATTGGCAGGGGATTTTTCAACCCCCCACCAATCTTTTTTATGCCGCATCGGCATACTCAAGTGCTTTATCTAAAGCGTTGAGTTTCACTTTACGGTTACGTCCGTACCAAGCAGATTGTAATCTACCATCGTTAGAACGTCCCTGTAAGTGGTCTGTCATGTTGGTGACAGAGTTGAATGCAGTCCACCATGTACCCTGAGCAAACTCAGCGCCTGGTTGTACATTCAAATTCTCAAAAGCAAGTTTTGAGTTACGAGAAGTAAAGGGCAGAACACCTTCTACTTTCTCTTTCGCAGGCGCACCAAACACTTCGTTGAAGTATTGGATTACGTTTTCTCCAGTTGCCTTTTTAGAACCAAGAAACGCAGCCATTGATTTGTACTGTTCCATCTTCTCACGAGCAATACCCATCTGTTCTTTTACTTCAGCAGGGTCAAATGCCTTACGGTGATTTACCGTAACCATTCTATCTGCATTCTGTGATAGAGACAGTGTTAGAGTATTATTACATACCACACGAATTGGTGTCATACGAATATTAATCGCCTTACCAAACTGGTGTGGGTTAGTGAACAAGAAGTAGTTGTCAGTAACATCACCTTTGAACAATTCAAAAGACTCTTTTGTTTTTGCAAGAGCCCACACCATCTGTCCATCTTTCAATGAACCAGCAGTGTGCATCTCCATGTCACCAGACATGCAGTACTCGTGGAAAAACTCAAACGCTTCTGAGTTCTGTACTGGATTCCAACCAGTACCAACAACATCTAATACAGAGTTGTCAGAGGTACGAACAAGCGCCTCTTTGTTTTTAATAGGAACACCTGTTGCAGTAACAAGTGGTTGTTTCTCTACTGTCCAATCAAGTCCAGCAACCTTTTGGAACTGGTCTGGTGTCAACTCTCGTTCTACCAAAGTACCTAGTCCATGCCAAGGAAGTTCCCCAACATACGCCATTTGCGCTTTTCCGTCAATCATTTCAAGTTCATGTGCCATTATATATCTCTCCTAGAGGTTTGTTTTTCAATCTTACCTATACAGTATACATTGTTTTCACAACAAAGTCAAGATGTTTTTAAAACTTTTTTGACTTTTTTTCAGACTGTTTAGGTTGGTTTCTCATCATTACCTATACAGTATACCTGTTCTTAGAACAAATGTCAAGACATTTATGTAACTAAATGTGAGAAATTTTTCTCTTTCTTGAACTGAACTATACTTCTGAACTTGTCAAATAGCATATCTTGTTTGTGGGAAATAACGAACACGTTCTGGTCTGAGAACGTATCTAGGATTTTGAGGAAGTCATCTGTACCAGAGCCATCTAAAGAAGAATCAAAGATTTCATCAAGGATTAGTAGGTTGGTGTTAGTAGAGTTCTTCATCTTTGCGATTGCACGCCATGTGAATAGTAGTGCAAGGTCGATACGCATCTTCTCTCCTTCAGAGAAGGATGCATAGGAGAATTCGTCACGAAAGCGTGACTTAATAGTTTCGTTGAAGTTTTCATCCAAGTTAAACTGTACATAGAAGTCCATAGAGGAAAGATATGTATTGACTAGCTTGTTCATAATAGGAAGGTATTGTTTTACTATCTTTGTTTTGATACCAGTATCCTGTAGAAGATTTCTTGCAACATCAACATAGAACTTGTCCTCATTCAACTTAGACTTTTGTTCTTCAATAAGTTTAATCTGTCCTTTGAGTTCAGCAAGTTTTACCTTATCTTCATCCGATACTCTTCCGTTTTCATACGTTTCGATATCTTTCTGAAGTTTGGTATTGAACTTTTCTAGTTCTGAAATAGAAGAACGAATCTTTGCAATTTCAACATCATGTTTTCTAAACGCTTCTAGATTTTCTCTGATGGTTTCTAGTCGTTCTTGTTCTTCTCGTTCCATTCGTTTGGCGTCTGAGATTGCTCTGTTAAGTTCTCCGACTTTGGTGTTCCTAGCTGCAATCTGCGTCTGCTTTGTTGCATCCGTGATATCCTGCTCGCATGTCGGGCACTCTGCGTTCTCCTCGAAAAAGTTGATTTGCCTTTCATATTCACCTCTTTTGTTCTGTAGGGCTGATTCTGTTCTACTTAGTTTACGAATCTTTTCTTCTAACTTAATCTTCTGTTCACTATCATATGACAAAGACACTTTTGCCTTATCTAATAATACTATAGACTCATTCTTAGATTTTATTGATTTTTCGTTTCCAGATATTTTAGACTTACTCTCTTCAATGATTGAAGATTTATTTTCAATCACATCCTTAATAAATCTCTCTTGAAGATTCGCCTTCTCTCTGGTTAAATCAAACTGATTTTCAGTGTTCCGTATATTCTCGTTTAGTTCTTTTGTTTGATTCTTTAATAGGAAATTCATCAAAGAGAAAATCTTAATGTCTAGGATATCCTCAACAACCTCACGGCGTGCTTTAGTAGCAAGTTGCATAAACGGCACGAATGTAGAAGAACCTAGAATAACAACCTGTGTAAAGGAACGATAGTTCAATCCCATAATTTGTTGTTCTAGATATTTCTGATAGTCCCTCGCATTTGCATCTTGGTTAATCATCTTATCGTTAACGTAAACCTCAAACTTATTAGGCTTGATACCCCTAACAACCTTAACGTCTTTACCGCCCACGTTAAACTCAACCTCAACCACAGAACCACCGTTATTCACAGTGTTTACCAACTGTTTCTTGGATATGTTTCTGAAAGGTTTATTGAACAAACCAAAACACAACGCATCAAGAATGGTAGACTTTCCAGCACCATTCTCACCAATAATCAGAGTAGATGAACTTCTGTCCAACTGTATTTCTGTAAAATTATTCCCTGTGGACAGGAAGTTTTTCCACCGCACAAATTTAAATGTAATCAAAGTTCCAAGTCACTCGCTTCTAAGTATAACGATTTCATCATAGATGTTAGTCTGTCTTTATCTAACTCTACATCCAATTCATCAATATATCGCTCCAACACTGTCATAGTATCTTCTGCATTCTCAACAATCTCATCAGACACATTAGATGCATCCAACTCACTAAAGTCCTCTACAATCTTAACCTCATGGGCTCCAGATTCGGACAACACTTTGTCAACAAACCTATCGAACTGATAGATATCTTTTTTATTAACAACGACTATTCTAACATACTTATCCTTCAATGTCAATACGTCATATGAAGAAAAATCTGTTACGCTGTCATCGTAATATACTTTTTCGAAAATTGTGTAGGGGTTTACAATGCGTTCAAGTTCTCTAGTGCTTGTATCAAACACATGGAATCCTTTAGGACATTTGTTATCAGACCATGTCATCTGATAGGTATTACCAAGATAGTATACCTGTCCATCATCAGATTTCTTGTGGAAGTGTCCACTGAATACTGTATCAAATTTACTTAGAAACTTTTTATCATATCCACCTTCTGCAAAGTGTCCAGCGTGCATCTCAAATCCATTAATCTCTAAGTGTCCCATAGCAACTTGTGCTTTGGTATCCTCAATATGCTTCATGGTTTCTGCATAGTTATCTGGACAAATCCAAGGAATAAAACAGATAGGTGTTCCATCAAACTCTATTGTAGTTGCAGCTGGATAGGTATGGATATTATCAAACTTACCATTAATCAATTCGTCCAAAGAGTTTACCTCATTGGTATTTTTGTAGAATGTATCGTGATTACCAACCATCATATGGACAGTAACACCTAAATCTACAAATCTCTGTAGGAATCGTTCACGAAAGTCTTTAGCAATCTTGTATGAAACAAACTTACGTCTATCCATAACATCACCCAAATGTATAACCGTATCAATACCATTAGCTTCAATGTATGGGAAATATATCTCTTCCCAAAACTTATAGAAGTAATCGTTAAATGCTAGGTTGTCATTGCGGGCGCCAAAGTGTGTATCAGTTATTAGCGCTATCTTCATTTATATTTTCACCGTTATCATCATAAAAATTCTCAAGTCCTTTTGGTTCTTTCTTAACCTTTTTCTTGGGTTTGTAAACTGCTTCATCTGGCAGGAAGTTCTTCTGTAGGTAGTCTACATATCCTGCTTGTGACATATCTTCACCTTCCATCATCAAGTCCACATTCATGTTGGATATGATTTGGTGTTTAACATGTTGTTGTTTCTTCTCTTTAGCAATTCTACGAAGGAATGCATAATAGATAATCTGAGTAAAATATGCAAAGGGGTTCTTTGATTTTTCTGGATTAAAGTTGCCACAGTATTGTAGACAGTTCTCTATACCATCAGATATCATTTCATCTCTATAGGTATAGTTGATAAAATTCGGCCTGTATGATAAGTGATTCGCTATTTTAAGGAAACACTCGCCGATGTAATTGGTAACAGGTGGTTGTGGGTCACCTAGTTCTTCTGCGTCTTTGCATTTATCTTTCCACTCTTTCATAGCTTCTAGGAATTCTGCATTATTGACGTAGTGAACACCCTTTTGTTTTTTAGCCATTATAACTCCACATTTTGTTGCTTATAATTTACAACTATTCATATAGTATACACTTTTACAGGGAAAAGTCAATAGATATAATAAAATAATTATTTTTCAAAAACTTGTTGACTTTCTCTTGACAAGACGGTATTATAGGTATGTGCCGTTTGAGAATAGATAGATCTAATGTATAGTTTTATTAGATATCCCATAGGACTCATACTCATCAAACTCCTCTTCAAGTTCAATCTCTCTAAGTTCTTCTTCTGTAGGTATTTCAGAGAAGCCTGTTTCTTCCTCTAACATCCTAAGAACACAAAGTTCATAGAACCTAGACAATCCGATTGAGGCATCAGCTTTCAGTATAACCTTATCTTTATTTATAGTGAAGACTTCTTCTTCTGCAAAATGTACCCACCTCCTAAGAGAAACAGATTCTTCTATTCCCAATCTAGTAACTTTAGGGATTGAACTTAATAGCAATGGATTTGATATATCAATATTTCCATTTTCATCGCTGACTAATCTACAAACAATCTCTTCACCACTTGATAATTTTAGAATGATATTTTCTGTCATTTGATTCTTATCCTTGTAATCTCGTAGTCAAACTCTTCCTCTGCATATATATTTATGCGTTCTTGAAAGTGATTTATGGTGAAGTTTCTTTTTGACTTATAGGAGAAGTCATCTGCAATATCGAAGAGGGTAGCGGTATCTTTACTTTCACTCTTACGCAATCCTCGTCCAATACTCTGCAAGGTACGGACTCTAGATTTGCTAGGACTTGAGAACACGATGTTGTGAAGGTTACGGATATTAATACCAGTAGAAAAAGTACCATAAGACGCAACAATGATAGCATCTTTCTCTTTCTCTGTAATAGCACGAATGTCTTCCCTTGTCTTAGTGTCTGTACCACCATAGACATAGAACACTTTCCTATCAGTAGAATCAGATATCATCTGATGTAGAACATTACCATGTTTCTCTACATACTGGAACAGTACTAGTGTATTACCCTTTAGATTGAGTGTCAAGTCTTTTATGAAATTATTTCTTTTATCGTGTGTTACGATATAGTCCATCTCTTCTTGGTAGTTCATATCTTTGACAAGTTTACACTCGGCTTCTGAATATGTCAAAACCAAAGACTTAATCTTAAAGTCCGCTAAAGTCTTTTCATCAATAAGTTTCTTAGTGGTTACAACTTTATTTAGTGAACCGAATAGTCCTTCTAACACTAGTCTGTGTGTCTGCATTCCATCTAGTGTACCTGTCAGTCCAAACCTATACTTACATTGATCTAGTTTAGTTAGAATAGAAGTCAAGGATTTTGCTTTAAATAAATGTGCCTCATCACCAACAACCAAACCAAAGTTATCGAAGTAACTCTTGGGCATCTTATACAAAGATTGCCATGTGGATATCACAACTGGTTTAGTAACTTCTCTATCATGTCCACTGTACACTCTCTGCATATTACTCTCACTCCAACCATAATCTACAAAGTCAGAGTACATCTGTTCAACTAGAGATGTTGTAGGAACAAGAATAAGTATCTTATCATTTGGTTGTTCCTTTAATAGTAGTTTGTAATACCTTACAAGGATGTAAATAATTAATGACTTACCAGAAGCAGTAGGACTAAGAAGCAGGGCACGATGTTTTCTGATAGCAAAATCCACGGCATCAATTTGATAATCACGAGGTGATATAGGTTTTCCTCTGGACTGTAACCTAAGCTGTCGTATGAATCCATCCAGTGTTTCTCTATCAAGTTGTTTTTCATTTTTTAGTTCCTCACTAATTTCGTAGGGTTCGTCCCAATCATCTAACCATTTTTCTAGATAAGATAAAAGTCCAACATACAATTCTCCTGTCTGTGCAGAATACAATCGTATCTTTCCGTCCCAAATTCGATTACGGTATGCAGGCATAAACTTAGCGCCTGGCACTTCAAATGTAAAGTGGTCTGATAATGAACGAGAGGTAGAAGGTTCAGTACTCACTTCTAAGTAAACCTCGTTCTTCTTTGTTACTTTTGTCACTTACACGACACCATCCACAAACTTGCGCCACTCAATAGCATTCTTAATTTCCCAATTACGATTGCCGACTTGTTTTAGAATGCGCTCACAGGTATCTTGACATATCTTGAAATACTCTACTTTTTGTTTTGCTTTGATAAGGTCTTCATCAGACTCCAAGTATATTGGTAAGTCTGCTTTAAGGATTTTATGGTCGAAGGGGTTGTCACGATATACAGTTGCATCAGCTTTACCGCCGTAGTACTCCCACTTCTTTCGATAAAGTACTTTGTACTCGCCCTCTTTCAACAGAACAAGTTGTCTAAAATTATTGTATATGGTGATGTATTTTTGGTGAAGAGATGCAGCCCTTAGAGATTCATCTCCAAGTTCTATATGGTCTATCTTCAAGTCTTTTTCGGCTGAGGCCTGCAATTCATCAAGTGTCATAATATTTCATCCTATAAAAGTGTGAACAGGGTCTTGCAGAACTTACTGTTCTATATTTTCTCAATTTAGAGAACCAAATTAAGGGTGTCTAAGTCGCATTATCCCCTGTTCACAGGTTTATTTATAATTCGTTTAAACTCGGGCATTCAAAACTTCTAATGAGTAGAAGTCATAGTTCATAGTTACTGTAGCGTTCAGTCCAATTGCATCTGTGTCTTTGGTATCAAAATTCAGTCCAGACAGAGATGTGGGATATACATTTTTAAATAAAATTCTGATAGTCGGGTTGTTTTTATTTGTCATAATTGTTAGTACTGCATCACTTGTAAGAGAAGATAGATTTGCTGTACGAGTAGCAGCAGTGTTTTTAGTTTTTGCGGCATCAACAATAGCATCCTCAAACTGTTTAGTGCTTTCTGGGAATCCAATACCTGTCATCCAATCGTGTATCTCTCTCCAGTTGGATAAATTTTCTTGAACATTGAATGATAATTCCAATGGTTCATAATTTACTGTATCTCCCATCATAGGAAGTGTGGTAAATCTTGTATTCAGTACTGCGTCACCAGAGAATGCAATGCCTGGCAAGTTTGCTTCTGTAACAAAGTATTCGGTGTTTGGAATTTTCAGTATAGAAAACCTAAACTGAGTTGGACGTGCCAAATCAAGATTGTCTGGTTGTCTATCCAGTGGGTTTTGTTTAATTGCCATTCTTATAATTCCTTTTCATACAACTATTTATAAGACAAAAAAAAGGGAGAACCGAAGTTCTCCCCTAAAGATTGGTTATCCCAATTCTTTTTATTACATGATGTTAGTAACTTGTACTCTTCTGTAATATACGTTGTCGTTAGCAGTCAAAGCACCACCACGAGCAGTCGCACCACCAGCAAATGGGTTAGCAGTCATGCCGTAGCGTGTCTTGAAACCGATTTTTGGTTGGAAAGTGTTTTCACCAACCGCACGAACCATTTGTAATGGAACGTATGGGCAGTAGAAAAGACCTGCGTCATATGGTGAAGTACCTTTATAACCCACTGTGAAGTACTGTTTTGCAGCACCGTTTGCAGCATATGGGTCGATGTATACTTTGTAACGTCCGTTAAGTACACCAGCAAATGTAGAACCTGAGTCATCAACATTCAAGTTGTTGTTCAGAGCAGGAGTGTAATCCAATTGTCCAGCCATTTGAAGTGCAGATGCAACATCAGATGAACAGATAATCATGTTACCTTTTCCTCTACGAGTTTGTTGTGCAATTACGTTTGCTTCACGTTCTACTTGGAACATAAGTCCTTTGAACTTCTCAACACTCCAACGTCCGTTTGAGTCAACGTCCATGTCGAAGATACCACCAGTAGCAGTATCTACTTGAGCGCCTGGCTTAGCAGTTACATATACTGTACGAACAACTTCACGGTTGATTTCGTTCAAGATTTCAGCAGAAAGGATGTTTGCAAGTTCTGTTTCAGCATCCAAACCGTGGATTGCTTTAAGGTCTTGTGCAAGTTCCATTGTGTATTCTGCTTTAAGAGCACGTGATTTAGCAGTAACAGTTTGTTTTTCAATTGAGAAAGACATTTCTGCGAATGCATTTGAACCACTATCACCCAATGCTTCTGCATCAGCAGTAGACATACCACCGTCAGCAGTATAAGCGCCTGGCGAACCATCGTTAAGAACAGCAGGGTTAGTTTCACCGTTAGATGAAGTACCGGCACTGCCTGGGATGTTTGCGTTTGCAGCATTACCTGAAAATGCAGATTCTGCTTCGTTGTAGAATGCTTCATCGCCTGTCTGTGAATCAAAGCGTGAGCGCATTGCGAAGATCAAGCCTGTTGGGCCTGTCATTGGTTGAACGCCAGCAATATCATAAGCGATAAGGTTAGGCATAGAACGTCTGACTAGTGAGATCATAATTGGATCCCAGTTGTCAACATTTGAGCCTGTAGCGTTTGTTGGTGCAGCTTCTGAAAGGAAGTTATTATCCTCACGAAGTGCTTTTTCTTGGTTTTCTAGGATTACTGTGGTTACAGCTTTTTTGTAAGAATCCTTGATCTCTGGAAGATCATTGTGTTCTAGGACTGGCTGCCACTTTTCCTGTAGATGTTCTGTCTGGAACATTGTTATTTCTCCTTATTGGGTTTTCTAATAATATTTATAAAAAACGAATCTTTCATCGTTATTTTGCACGCTTTACATTTCTGCTAATTGCACTCATATAAGCACTCATAGCGCCAGTTGTATCAAAAGATTGACCGTTTTCTTCAACAGCATCTACTGATTCAGCGACAGTTGTTGCCTTAGGAAAATAACTTTCCTTCAGCGTTTCAAGTTTTTCACTGAATGATTCTTCAGTTGTAAACTCTACATCTTCTGCAAGAGACTTAAATTTTTCAATTTCTGTATCTGCAAGGTCAGAAGCGACAGTTGCGAAAACTGACTCACGAACCAATACATCTTTTTCACTCTTCAGTGAAGCAGACTTTTCGATTTGTTCATTCAATTTTGCTTCCAGTTCATCAATCTGTGCAGACTGTTGACCTAGAATGTCATACTTCTCATCTGGAATATCAACATAATGTTCTTCGAACAATGATTTTAGTCCAGAAATAAAGTCTTCTGCGATCTCACCTTTGAGTCCACGCTCAATAGCGATTTCGTTTTCTTTCATCCACTCTTCTACAACGTAGTTCATGTATGCGTCAACTTTTTCAGTCAACTCACTGCGTACTGATTCAACTTCTTCTGCAACTTCTTGCATTTTAGCTTCTTCAATTCTCGTAACTTCTGAACGAAGTTTTGATTTAACAGCAGCTTCAAAGATTGTGGATGCTTTTTCTTTAAATTCTTCAGAAAGTTCTTCACCTTGTGTAAGGGCAGTAACATCTTCAGAAACATCTACAGATGCAAGACGGTCTTCCAAAGTAGATTCATCTACTTCTTCTTTATCATCTTCATCTTCTTCTTCTTCTTTCTTCATAAGCTTGTCGTATGACGCTTTAAGATCTTTTGCATTCATTTTTTCCATTTCGGAATACATTGCAGCAAGCGTATCTTTCTTCGTCATCTTACCTTCTTCAAGCTCTTCGCCTTCTAGTTCGATTTCTTCTTTGGTTGCACCAGCTTTTGGTTCTGCAGCTTTAGAAACTTTTGCAGACGCCTTCTTACCAGCACTGTCTTTTGATTCTGGATCAACGACAGCTTTACCCAAATCTTCTACTTCCCCATCGGCCTTTTCCATTGAGTCACTTTTACCGGCACCGTCAGTTGGTTTTTTCGCTTCTTCAAGCTCCAAGTTGACTTCCGCTTCTAGTTCCTCAATTGTCTTGTCTAGTTCTGACATTGGGATCTCCTTGATTGGTTTTGTCTTATCATAATCATATTTATAATAATTAAAGTTTCGACATAAATTTTGCAAAGGCAAGTGCGGAAACTTTAGAGTCCCTACGTCTTACCCCTTCATTTATATCATTTTTGATTTCGGCAACGTCAACTTCTTTCAGTATACCATTATTCCATACCCACTCTTTACCTTCCATTATGCCTTCAACGAAGGCCTGAGGTGCAGAAGGGTCTGCAACAATATCTGCCGCAGTGGCAAGATAAAAATCATCTTTCACATAATTTGCACCACTTTTAGATTCGATAGACCCCATGCCTCTTGAAGAGACACCAAGTTTACCGCCGTCCTTGATTAGTGCTTTCGCAATTTCCCCCATAGGAGTAGACAAGAGTTTTGCCTCACCAACGAAGTTCTTTCCATCCGCTTCCAGTTTTGTGATCATGTGCGATACTCTGTCAAGATTGACAGTAGGGCCTTCTGGATGACCCAGTTCCCCAAACGCACGACCTTCAGCAACAAATTCTTTGTTATAACGTGCAACTTCCTTTTGTAACACGTTCATTGGGTAGACACGACCATTACGGTTTTTCATGTCTGCCTGCATAAAGATTCCACGAATCTTCATATCCTTTTTACCATCGTCTTTTTCCTCAACGATGTATTCTACTTCTTGTATCTGTTCTGCAATAAGTTTCATATTAGTACCCCGAATTTCCAATTGGAGTTGCCTTTATTGTACTTGCACCACGCAATCCTTGACCCGCTTCTAAATGAATTACAATTCCACCACCAGCAGGAACACGAATTGTTCCAACGTCTGCATCATCAGCTGCATTGCGAACTGTTACTAAACCAGCTGAACCAGTATTAAATACCCATGCCGCACCAGTAGATGTCATACCTGTAGAACCTGTTGCGAGGGCGACTTCTGCACCTAAAACTTTCATATCATTTCTTCCTAAATTGTAAGCATTTCTTTTTCAAAGTAATCCATAAGTGACTTTGTGGGTACTTTGAACTTCTTAGAAACACTATTTATAGTCTTATCAAAAGTATTTAGGAAATCTGAGGGTTTAGAATCCATTTCCTTGAAAATAGCGTCAATAGCCTTCCTCATCTGCGGAGATAACTTCTTATACTCCTTGGATGATTTGTGCTCATCTTTCTCTGGTAAGTTCTGTTTGAACTGTGAAAGAGTTTTACTCACTATCTTCTTCTACCTCTGGTATGTGATGTGTTACAAATGTTTTCGCAACATCTACACGTTTTGTCTCTAATGCATCTCCAACCTTTGCGGCGAGAGCATTATTAAAGTGGGTTTCTGCTGAAAGGTTATCACCTGTTGCAATAGAGTCCACAAAGTTTTTTACGTCTTCCATTATCTATCTCCTGTTTCTGGATCGTTGTTTGCAAACATACCATCGTCTGCACCCATTTCGTCATCTCCGCCTTCACCTTCATCTTTGATTTGAGCGTCAATGTCACTTATCTCCTCATCAGTCATACGAAGGATTTGTTTCTTAACGTATTCTTGTGAGAAGTATGTTCCTACATAAGATTCGATTTGTCCAAGCATATCTAATCTCTCTCTAAGAATTTCTGCATTCTTTAATTCTGAGAAGTGTCCGTCCTGTAGGAAGTCGAACTGAATATGTTCTTTAAATGTATCCCACTCTTCTAGTGCAATAACACCTTTTAGCAAGAGCTGAGATTTTAAAATATCTGCAAATAGAACTGTAAACTTCTTGCGAAGTCTTTGTACAAACTTAGTAAATTTAAGTTCGTCACGAGTAATGTTATCAGAACGTCCAATCTGGAATCCAGACTCTTCTGCAAGTCTAGATACTGGTACGTTCAATGAGCGATAAAGTTTCTTTTGGAAGTATGTGATATCATCAATCTCACCAAGGTTTGAACCGCCCGGCAAAGTTGTAATCTCTGTACCTCTACCGCCTTCTCTACGAGGCAACCAGAAGTCTTCCAACATTGACATGTGATTTCTATCGTCACGAATTTCACCAGTTCGTGCATCGTATACCATTTTATTACGATAACGATTCATCACATCTTTAAGGTATGACTCTGCCTTCATTTTAGGCAAGTTACCAACATCAATGTAAAAAATACGTCTTTCAGGCGCACGAGAGATACGATAGATAACTAACGAATCCTCAATCATACGCAACTGATTGACAGGTTTAATTGCTTTGTTTAGGTGTGAGAGTACTGTACCCTTAGACATATCTACAAGGCCTGAAGGACAATAAGAAATAGAGTCTTCAGTAATCTTTACGCCTTGAGTTGCACCAGATCCAGATTCCCAACCATTTGGATTGAAAAGATAATAGTTCTGAACATCTTTAACAATGTCCATGCCTGTCTTCTGATCTTTA